TGCAGCATGCATAAAATTGGTTGAAGAGGCATTTCCAGGAATAAATGCAGATTCAGCTAAAGAATTAGGTAAGATTAAGGCAGAATCTCTTATTTATTCAAAAATTACACATAACAAGTTTGATGAGATTCTTGAGGGATTAAAGAAAGAAGCTAAAGTAAATTAATATGTATATAGTACAATATACCACGCAATTAGTGAAAGCGAAAAGTGCGGCGGAAGAGAGAACATGAGCGCAAAAATTAATAAAACCAGAATTTGGCCACTACGTTGGCTTGCTAATGCTTGCGGAGATATATCAGGATGGGCAATTATGCATGTCTCATACCTTGATGAAGAAGAGAATTTTGGCTGGCGGTATAAAGCATACGCATTTATCTGGAAAATTACTTGGCCTGTATATTGGCGATTTGGTACATTCTATGAATGGAGCTTTGACATGAGCGGGGATGGCTGGAATGACTATGATGAGAATGGTGTCCCATATTGGGAAAAGGCAGGATTTGTAGATCCAGATTATGAACAGCCATGGGACTTTATAGATGGCGATGGAGATGCATTTAGGATCATTCGTAAATGAAAATAGCTTTTGGTATACTACTATTCTTGTTTCTTTTTTTGAACTACATGGCTTGGCTACAATCACAGAATTGGGGCTAATATGTGGGAATATGCTTTAACGGCGGAAGAAGAAGCAATTTGTGTTGAGGTAGGATATCAGAGACAGAAGCCATATTTTGGCGATCCATCTAAGAATATAAATTATGCTGAAGGTGATCTCTGGGAGCTTTGGCAACATGTTGTATGTGCAGGAAGCGAATTAGCCTTCGCCAGAATGATGGGTAATAAAGAGTTCGTACCCCACTTTAATAAGTGGAAGACTGAACAGGATATCCCAGGAGTAGGCGAGATTCGATATGCATTTAAGGATTCATCTGGCTTGAGATTTACCACCAGAGATAATCCAGATCTAAGATATGTTTTACTTACAGATGGATTATCTGTAAAAAGGCGGGTAGAAAAAGGGGAAGTCTATAGAAGTCATCCCTATAAAGCAGTAGGTTGGATATTTGGGCGGGATGCTATGAAACCCGAATGGCAATCTCAATATAAGAATAAGTCTTGGTATGTTCCGAGATCTTCTTTAAATCCCATGCCAAATAGGAAGGTTTAAAATGTTATTTCATAAGCACTTATTGGTTAATGCTAAAGTAACCAATCCAATGAATACCGAAGAACAAGGTATTGAATTTCTTAAATTTCTAGTCGACCAGATTAATATGAAGATTATTAAGGGTCCATTTGCATCCTATGTTGATGCTGAAGGCAATAAGGGTCTAACCGCAGTTGTTATGATCGAAACTAGCCATATTGCATTTCATATCTGGGATGAGCCTAATCCAGGCTTGCTCCAATTTGATCTCTATACATGCGGAAGCTTAGACCTAGATAAAGCCATCTCAATCCTCAAGTCATACTTTAGGGTTGAAGAGATGGATTATGTTCTATTTGATCGTGAGAATGGATTTGTTGTAGAGAAAAAAGGGCGGGAAGCCAAAGACTCCCAATTACAAGATACACTATGGGAAACACAACAATCATTTGAAGAATAAAGACCAAGATACAGAAGATAAATCCAAAGCTGGATATAATACAGGCAAATGGTCAGATGATGACGATTATAGCCTCATAACTCCATTCTTTGGACCAAGTAGATAACTTATCCCTCCCCCCTCCTTTTTGTCTCCTTATAGGCCTTTCTAAGGCCTTTATATGTGGAGTAAAGTGGAGTATTGTGGAGAGAAATGGTTATTAAATTACTATCAATTATTACTAATTATTATATATAGATATATACATGTAATTGAACGATATCCACAGATGCGACGTAATGTTGTGGATAAACTTGTGGATAACTTCCACATATGCAAATTTTCCACGATTTGTCAATACCTGTCGTAAATGGCATATTTGGCCCATATTGTCAACATTTCCAGGATATAAATATGCTCCCGTAAACGGGTAAATTTGCCCACATTTAGATCACATTTTGTTATATTCTATATACATTTAATTAGATTCTATTTCATTTAGATCAGAATTTCAGCGATTTTTTCTTATTCTCGTAAAAGCGAAATATGGCCCTCAATTTGAACATGAAAAAACCCAAATCGGACATATGGGACATGTCCAACTTGGGTTTAGTTTGTTTCTATTTAGGGCAGTTTGATATGATTGAACTGATTTGCTTCTTTGATTCTATCTATGATTTGGTCTAGTTTATATGCTATAGCAAGACCTTCGGATATTTCTTGGTGCCCCGCCTTCGCTTCATAGATACGAGCATTCTTCTCGATAATCCAGCACACCACCTCCATTACCCTGTCGATAGTCCAGTTTGGTTGCTGGCTAAGGTAATAACCCAGCGTTGCTGGGTTGAAGAAATGGTCTTCTACTGAATTGGCTAGAAGTTCTCCCACCTTGATTTCTTTACTTGCCATTTGTCCGCCTTTCGTATTGTGAACCTTGAATTATATCAAAAGGGGCTGACTTTCGCCAGCCCCGTCTCATGATCTGAGATTACTTCTGAGCTGTCTTGACTTCAGCGGAGAACTTAATTCCATTCTTTTCCGCCTCAGACAACGCCTGCTTAGCTGCAGCTGAGAAACGGCCACGGCGGCCAACAGTAATTCCCTTGCTTGCTAGATATTCACGCTTTGTTGTCATTATATGGATCCTTTCTATGATCGATATTTATTATATCGGATATTCACGAATTTGTAAATACCCTCGTAACCTGGATTATTTGCCCTCAATTACAATTCCTGTTTCCATTGATGGCCATTCATCCTCTATATCTTTATTTAGTTGTATGTCTACGAGCTCCACCTCAATTGGTTCAATTACATCATCTGTCTCCAATTGAGACCACTTGTGGGTCTCTAACTCTGCTGCAATGTCGTATGCCTGGTCCGCATTTGCTGCATCTACGTGCACAGCATAATCGGACATCTTACGACCAATTACTTTAAATGTCTGCAAGTAATTCCCTCATTTCCCACTCTGCATATGTACGGACAATAAAATCCTTACCGAGATTGTAACAGAATTCACAAGCATCTGTCAAGGATGTTGTCTCATATATTGGAATAGATACTGGATCAGATTCATCTTTATCATAGACTTCAAATGTCCTTTCTCCTCCAGGTGATACCTCATATGCAATTTCCAGGATTTCTAAGCTTGGTGCGTAATCTTGCCCATTCTGCAGCCATGCTGCCGCTAGGGCTAGTTTATAATTAATTACTTCTTGTTCAGTCATCTAGCCACCCGTCCTCATCTAAGGCAACAATGATGTCCCGCTCCAACATCCAGTCAAAGACAGACTCGTGGAGGTCCTCTGTCCCGTATTCAAGGCTGAACCCGTTCTTGTCTGCGTCTTCCCAGAACATGTCGAACACATCCTTCTCAGTAAATTTAGAATTAGTTACATATTCTTCACCTGATTCGCCATGGTAATAATCTAATTGGTCCTTGACAATGTCCCATACCCATAGCCAAACCAAGGGAGGAAATGCATTTACTTCTTTGAGCCCGTCAATTAATTTATTTAATTGTACGTATGCGTCATCTCTACGTGTTTGTTCCTGTAGATCTAATTCCATTAGTGCCCGTCCTTTTCGTTTTCTTTGATGATACCTTCTGCAAATGAGATGTCATATGTAAGGCCATAGCATAATACTAGGGCGTCATAGTAACCTTCCCAGTACTTCCGCTCCATGGATTCCATAGCGTCGGAGTAATCGTTTTCTTCCTCAATACGCTGTGCCTCTGTTAGTTCAGCCTCAGCCTCTAACATCCTCATCTTAAGTTCTCCGTGCATGATATCAATACCAGGCACTTTTAAATTCACCATACGCTGTAAACGTTCGTCTAGTGGTGTTGGGTCCGTTTGCATTATTTCTCCTTTAGGTCGACACCAAGTATATCAGCCGCCACTGACAATAAATGGCGGGTAGCGGATTGTTCTCCACCATTCCTAATATCTTCTATATTTAAGGATTCATATTCATCTGATTCTAAGTCATCTATTTGGTCCATTGCATTCCAAATGCGCTCTGAATCTTGGTCAAGACTAATTAAATGTAGCTTTATATATTCAATCAGTTGACCAGTTCTACGAATGTATTCTGATTCCATTAGATTCTACCTTCTTCCATTAATCCAATTAAAAAGTCGGCGGCTAACCAAACTTCTTCTTTATCTCTAGAATCAGGTAAAGATTCATGTACATTTAACAAGCCCTCAACCATTTCTTCTATATCTTTTAATTTATAACCTAACATCACGCCTCCTCATCCCATTCAATATAATATTGGTCATCAGGTTTCAAATCATAA